TTTGACCAACCATTTTATGTGGGTGGGTGTTCATCCCACCTTCACGGTATTGGATAACTTCATTGGTAACAGCCAAGCCACTCATAGCAGCAAAGCCAAGGTTACCAAGGCCAACTGCAAATTGGTCAAGGGGTGTTGTTTTTACTCCGTCAAGACCAGTAACTCCACCAATACTAGATTGTGTAGGTGTTACGCTTTGAGTAAAACTTAAGGCTGTTGCTAGTGTTGGAACTAAAAATTGAACCTCAAATTTAAAGGAACGGATTGGGTCTGTGCGTGTTAACGGCATTAGTTTTCTCCTTAGAGTGTTTCTCTGGCGGTATTTCCACCAGCAAATTGACTTACATTAATAACAATGAATTCCGCAGGAGAAGTTAAAGCAACTCCCACTTCAACATGTACTTCCCCTGCCTCAACGACATAGGAAGGGTTGTTTGATGCATCACAAGTAACGTAGAAGGCTTCACTAGCACTACGTCCTTTTAATGCTCCAGATGACCACAATGCGGAAAGCATGCCAGCGATGCTTCCTCCAATGGAAGACCAAAGGCGGTCACCAATTGGCTGGAACAATGCAGGTTTTGTAAGTTCTTCAACCTGAGCCTTAACGTAGTTAAGGGTACGGCGGGCTGGGATGTACTTAGTGATGTCTGTCTTTTTGAGTGTGCGAGCACCATTAACAATTACGCCAGCGCCAGCAATATTCTTAAGAGTGTTGATGTGTGCAGCATAAAGAGTGCCAACTTGTGCTTCAGTAAAGTTAGTGACGGTTCCAAATGTATTTTGAAGAGTGTAACCATAACCAGCAGCAGCCCGACCAACACCTTTTTCAGCGTCTACACGCTGGTATAAACCAGCAATAGCACCACCTGGGAAGGTGTTACGCAAGGCAGCAGAACCACGAACCGCTGGGTTTGTCATGGAAAGCATTCCATAATAAACAGCAGCGTATGATGAAACTGTGTACCCTGCAACTGCTGTAACAATGTCACTAGCCACAGTCAAGGCTGGGTTAGGGTCAATAATTAAGAATGAATTCTTACGTGCGTTTGGTGTGGAATCAGCATCTGTGTAAGTAACATAGTCAATTGCATTGTTAACAATTGTGCTGTTACTTTGACCAACCAAGTTAATTACTAGTTGGCCTTCAACACCGTTTAATTTGGTAAGGGCTGTTGACCAATCGGCTGCGGCAATTGTAGAACCATTTGCACCACTTGTAAGGGTTGTGGTTGCTGAAGAAACTGTGTAAGCAGTTCCAGATACTGATGCTCCAACATTAGACATAACTACATATGCGGAATAGTTATTGATTACTGTTGGGGCGTACCTAGCATTGTTAGGGTCAAGACTAAGTTCAGACCAATTTTCTACGGTTGCTCCTTCATAAGAAACTGCCAAGTTAAATGTTGGAGTGCTTCCTGATACTAGTCCAGCAGTGGTAGTAACACTAATATAGTTACCCCATGTACCAATGCTTGGAGCAGAAAGTTTAAATACTGTTCCACCAACGGTTGCAACTGTTCCTGTAAAGTTTGCAAAAGCCGCAACAGATGTGCTTGCACCTGAGATAACACGAGTTACATAAGCAGTACGACCACCATTTGCAAAGAAGTGGTAAAGAGAATAACCCATCTCGTAGGTAACGTCAAGGTCACCAAATTGGTTTTTGTAAGAATTCCAAGATTGGATAAGGGCAGGGCTTGAAGGACCACGCTCTGCGGTGCCAATAAAAGCGGCAGCAGAAGTAGACGGGCTACTCGCAATCTGTGTAGTAAAGGGACCTTCTGAAACGTAGATTCCTGGTCGTGTGTATGTCATTTCTTCTCCTAAAGGAAGTAGTTGGTAAATAAAGTTTTAAGAATTTGTATAGTCAATAGTAGCGACTATCTCGGTTGCCTGCTTGGAGCCATATACATCAGTTGAAGGCAGTTCTGCCGACATCTGCAACGTGTAAACCTTTCGGAAAATCCTCTTACGGTAACCTGCTTCTGGGTCCAGAAGGTCTGCGGTTGACCAGTCAAGTAGTTCCAAACGGCGGTCTGTGTTATCTGCGGGCACATGAATAGAGCCTCTGCGGAAAGGGAAAATCTTGGTAAGCATGATGGATGACAAATAGCGGTCATGCAAAGCGCTACGGGTGAATGTAGAAACCTGGTACAAAAGGTCTACAGGGACAAACTCGTTAGTTTTAAGGGTTTGATAATTGTTTTTGTCTGTAAAATTTGAAAAATTAGATGAAATGCTGGGCCAGTAATCTAATCTGTTTGGGGCTTTAGCGTGGTTTGCAGGTACAGAACCCCCACCAGTGGTGTTGTAGTAATACAACGCATTCTCAGAATGTTGGCGATTCTTGGCATGGACAATGTCTAGCATCTCAATAGTGATGAAAGGGTAGTCACGCTCTGTCTCAGCCTCAGGATACCGAAAGAATACTTTAACAGGGCGAGTTGCATTACGGTCATCAGATACTGTAATGCCTGTAAGACGTACTTTAATTGCTTCATCTTCTGCTAAAAGGAACCCTGTTTTGCTCATTTGTCAGAACCAAACAATAAACCATAGGTATTGTTTACAACTCTTTTGCCAAAGGTATCTTTACCTCTAGCAGCCGCTGTGCGAAGAATAGGGTTTGGCGCTGTATGTTCATGACCAAACTCCAAGTTTTGAACTTTAGTAATGTCTTCTTCAGGCACATCAACAGAATAACGAAGCATTCTTTCTTCTTCATTATATTGAACTTTAATTTTATCTGCCAGAGTAGACCAGTCACTGTCTGATGACCTAGCCATATTGCGAGTGATTTCTTGCTCCTCATTAGCAATATCTTTGATTGCTTGACTGATAGCGGCTTTGTAGTCTCTAACAATCATTTCAGTGTATTCAATTACTGAAAGAGTGCCCTTCAAAAGGGGGCCAGAACTAGGGGTATTAGGAATGGTAGAGGAACCTGACATAGGTAAGTCCTTACATAGTTCTGGGCAATGAGCACCTTGGCGCTCACCAAGGATACTATAAGTTTATCAAATTCCAGGAAGTTTTGTAGGCCATGGGTAATTACTAACCGCATAGGGACTAGGACCTGGGTCAAAAGGCATTTCTTGGTTAATGTACACCTCTAGCCCTTCCACAACTACCAAAATGTCATCCCGAAGACGACCACGCACACGGTAGGACATTACAGAAAAGTATCTACCATCATACAAAAACATGTCATTAAGATGTGTTTTGTATTCAAAAACATTGGTAATTCCTGCATCTCGGAAGTCTGAAACAGAAGCAACCAAGTTAACAATTTCTACTGGCTGACGACCTTCAGGAATGGCACGCTTGGTGTCTTCTGATTCGGTAACCATGAGGACAGGTACTGTAATGCCAGTATTAAAAGACTTACCACCCGTACCACGTACCCCTTCGTCATAGACATCATCGTAGTAAGAGCCTGCACTAGCAGCGTTTGCCAGTGGTTTATACTCATACCAAATAATGCTTTCACCAGCATAGGATTGGTAACTGCGGTATTGCTTGCGAATGTTGTTCGCTTCTGCACGTAGGTCCATTAGAAGTAAGCGTTGCTCGTATAACTAGCAGGAGGTTCTGTATCAATATAAACATCTTCCCGCAATGGCTCATCTTTTTCAGTAATAAGAATATGTCCTTCTGAGTCTTCAGCAAAAATACGTTCCATAGGACCATATTCACCAAGTTCTTTGGCTTTGTAAAGGGGTACAAGACGGTTAGTTGTGCGAGAAACACGGCGAAGGCTAAACTGTTCAATGCGCTCAGGACCAATGTTAAGGTTATTAGCGTGTTTGCGATACTCAATTTCCCACTGTTGGCATAGGCTTTGAAGCATACGGAAACGTTGAGAACCAGGGATATGGATTGATTCAGAAGTCATTACGTCAATATCACGAGCAAACTCGGTCATCAAAGCCTGAAGGGCTTCTACAAGGGCACCAATACCAATGACATCCAAAACTGCTGGACTAGCCTGTTCTAAAGGGACATTAATGGTGGGCGTGTGGAAGTTGATAGAGCGGATACTATAAAACTCAAGGTCAGCAGGCAAAAGCCATTCGTAGTAGTAACCTTCAACAAGCAATTTGCTATTAGCAACAGGTGTGCCAGCCAAACGTAAAATACCATTTCGGGCATCTATTGAATAGTCAGCAGAAGTAAGAGCCGTGACGCTTGCGCCAGTAACACGAGCAACCCAGATAGTACTGGTGTCAATGTTAGGTTGACCTAATTCAAAGGTACGCCCAATGGCATCAAAGTTGACTTGGAAGAATTTAGGAAAGTCTCGTAGATACGTGCGAGCAAGTTGTACGGTATGTTCAAGTGGTGTCTGTACCATTATTGGTCTCCTGAGCCCTTTCCAGGGATAGTGTCACTAGATGGTTCGTTCATCTGTGGCTGTTGTTCACGAAAGCGGTGAGCAGTAACAGCACGAACTTTAGTAATATCGGCTAGGGTCCCAGCAGGTAGTGGTAGGTCACGAGTTGTCATTTATATTTACCAATTTCCAATAGGGCACACTGCATATTTTAGTTTACTTTTAGCAGGCATGTAGCAACCACATTTGGAACACTGGTGGGTAACCATATAATGGGGGCACCCTTCACATATTGTCATTCTGGTAGTTTGTGTGATGTCATCAACTTCTGGGGTATCGGGGTTTAACAACGCCATTGGCGTAACTATTCCCGCTTCTTGTTTGGCTAAATTCTTAGCCTTCCATTCTTGCCACGGTGAAGTCATTGACTACACCGTTGGTGGGTTAAACGTTGCACCGTCCCATATTGACCCAAGTTCTACAGGTTCATCAACGAGCATGTAGCGAGGGTCACTACTAAAAACAGCAATTGCTTCCTCAAACTGAGGCAATATTTCCGCTGGTACGCCATCATCTTTTTCTGGAAATTCAACATTTTTAACAACTTCGTTGTCTACCATTATTACAAATTTTTTCATATTATTACTTTCTTAATAGTCGTAAGCACAGACACCTGTGTTTTCTTCATATTGACCGTTACGGGAGTTATTGGTATAACCATATGTACACCTATAAAGGTTCCAGACTCTTTTTTGTCCTCCACCACAACCACCATACTGGTTGTTGCTAGGCCAAAAACCTTCAGCAGCGTACATTCCAAACCAATCTACACCATCTCCCAAAAAGTTAGGCATAACGTTGTACTGGAAGGCATAAATTGGAACTAGTTTGTACCATCCACTATTGCAAGTACCTGACCAAGATGTACCACCATCTGTAGTAGTACAACCAGTACCAGCGTTTGCTTCATAATGGGTGTAACTTCCAGGCTCCC